TGGCATCTGCTGCTGCTGCTGCGTCTGCGGGGGCATATAGGCGCCTTGCTGTATGCCCTGTACCTGTGGCGGCGGTACAACAGATCCTGTTGTAAAAACGCCACGCCCACCAGGCGGCCCCGTTCCTGAGCCAAGTCGCGGGGGTTTTTTCTTCCTGCTCTGAGCGGCCGCTGCCTGCGCGTAAGGATTCGTATAGGCCATTATTCAATTCCCGTCTTGCGATGTCTGGTCCTGCCAATCGGCTTGTACAGGAGGTTGGTGCGCCGAATAGTAAACGTCTCGTCATCGATGAAATTGCTGAACCGCAGCATGGTGCGGGGGTCATAGCCGAAAAGCTCACTGTCATCGGTCAGCGCCGAGACATCCGACTCCAGAGCCGAGCTGTCGAGGACGAAGGTCGAGTCGAGCAGGTCGCCCGACTGCCCCATGGTGATCGTCTCGGTGTTGCTGACGATGCCGGCGCCCGTCTGCTGCACGCTCACGTCGAAATCGCCGATATTGTCGAAGAGGGTCCGCGCATAGAGCCAGCGGCACTCGACGCTGTCGCCCAGCGGGGCGATGGAGGCCGTCTCAAAAAAGGCTTTTATGGCGCTGCCGTCGTCGTTGTTATTCGTCTCATGGGCCATGATGAAGCCGGCGAAGTCGCCAGCGTGCGGCAGGTCGTCGACCATCGCCGCGCTGTCGCGGGTGAAGTTGTTATAAGGGCCAAACCAGGCATCGAGGCGGCCCGAGTAGATGGCGACGCTATTCATCGTGGTCTGGTCTTCTCCGTAGGGCAGGAAGAACCACACCTCCTCCTTCGCCGGATAGTAGAGGGCGAAGCTGTAGGCTAGCCGCGCCGTGTTGAGGCTGCCCCAGTAGCGGTCGTCCAGCGCAAAAGAGATCTTGTCGACCTGGGCGCCCCCCGTCCACTGGTAGATGCCGTCGCTGCGAACGAAGACCTGCCGCTCACCCGGTATCGTGACAATACTGCGGCCGGCGATGGTGCCGCGCTGCGTGCGCTGCTGCTGCTGGAACGGTATCGTCGCGTTGCCCGTCGCCGTCAGCGTATGTATGCCCTCGTCGGTATGGACGGCCAGCGTGTTCTGAAAAGGCTGCAAGCCGGTGATGTCGTAGCCGAACTGGTGGTAGTTGGTAGCCCCCCAGGTGGTGATGTCGCCGGCGTCGGCACGCCAGAGGCGGTCGCCGTTGCTGTTCTCGTTGCCCAGCCAGAGGCGGTTTTCCCAGAAGGCTATCCACGTCGGCTTGGTGAAGCGGCTGTCGTCATCGAGGGTGCCGGCATTGGCGGTGCCGCCGGCCCAGGTGATGGCGTCGGTGTCGACGCCGTTGCAGGCGACGAGCGTAGCCCCGGCCATGATCCAGTTCCAGGTGTTGTCGTTGCCGGCGGTGATGGTCACCGACCCGCTGCGGTCGGTGGCGGTGCCGCCCGTGACATCGAAGAACTTGTCGCCGGCGATGGCGAAGGTCTTGTCGGCAGCGGCGATATACACCTGCCCGAAGGCGGTGACCGTAGCGCCGGAGTTCATGGCGCTGGCGTTGTACTTGGCAAACCCCTTGCGCTTCCTGACCTCGCCGGCCAGGCCGACGGTGCAGTTCTCCATGTCGTACAACCCCTCCGGCCCGATCTCCTCGGCCGGCAGGCTGTAGTTGACGCCGGCTCTCCACGGTCCCAGCTTGAGGCTCTCCGCACTGATAGGCATTACGTGAGGGTGCCTTCCTCTGGAGAAAAGCCGAAGTGGCCCACCTCGTCAGAGCGGCGCATACGATAGATGCGGTTGCCCTGCGCATTGGCATTCTGGCGGCTGGCGACGGCGAGGACACGCTCCATCTCCTGGCGGTCGGCCACCGCGCCCTGGTCGTCGCCCTTCTCCTCCTTGTAGAGGCTGGCGACGCCATAGACGAGCGCCGGCTGCACGATGGGGCTGTAGTAGCCGTCGAGGCTGTCGCTGTCGTTGCTCTCCACGAAGTCGGGCACCAGCGAGTAATAACGGTAGGCGATGGTATCCACTGAGTCGGGCTTGGGATAGAGCGCGATCTGCGTATAGCCGGAGCTGTCGACCCCATCGAGGATAGCCCAGGTGGGGTCGCCGCTGATAGAGTGGTCGGGGTCGGCCGCATCCAGATCCTGCGACGACATCATAATGATGACGTGGTTCTGGGTCGTATTGCGGAAGCTCAAGGGCGTGATAGCATCCGAGGCCAGGCTGTAGGCCTGGGTGCCGTCCACCGTGTCGAACGTCGACGCCTTGAACATCCAGTTCCACTTCTCACGCGACTGGATGTCCTTGCCCACCATGTTGAGGTAGGTCCGCGCCCCACTCTTGAAGGTCGATGATCCGACGTTGAGCCCCACGCGGCGCAGCGCCGTCTGCATCACTTCCAGGTTCGTCATATCAGATTCGCCCAAGCGCCATTCTCATAGCCCTGGAATTTGTTGGTAGATGAGTTGTAGACGATCATGCCATTGACGGCCGTCAGCGCATCCCGCTGCGTCGTCGTCAGCCGCGGCAGCGTAAACGACGCGGCATACGCACCCGTCTCAGCCTGGATATCGCCCAGCAGCGCCGTATCGCCGAAAAAGGCGGCGGCATTGACCTGCCCCCCCGTTTCCGACATCGCTACATATGGGCGTCGAGCGCCATATGATCGAGGTCGTACTCAGAGAGGTTGTCGCCGTTGTTATCCTTCCAGCGTTTCTCCCAGACGGCTACCGCCTCCGGCCCNTGGTCGGAGATNCGCGCCGGCGGCGACGGCACATAGCCCTCGATGTGAGTGACCTCGCCTATCGCCTTGACGGTGTTGCGCACCTGGCTGTTGGTCGTCGGCGACTTGCGCTCCCGCGCATGGGTGCTTTCGAGGTCTAGCCCCTTGCGTATCGCCGCCTTGGTCGCGTCGCTGGCCTTCAAGATCAATTGCGCAATCTGATCGGAGGTGACCTCCGGCGCGGTGGCCGGTGCAGCCAGCGGCGGGGCCGCCGTAGAGACGACTTCCGCGATCTGATCGGGCAGACTCAGCTCCTGCTGTTTCTTAGCCATAAAAGTTGCCTTGCAAGCGTTTAAACGCTCTCTTTGTGGTTAAGGGGGCGGCGCCATGACGGCCNCCGCCCCGATGAATAATTACTCCAAATTCAGCATCACCGGCGCATACTCACCGGTTGCTACTGTCGTCAAGGAATGGCCTATCGCAACTTCCGTCTCCGCATCCTTGAGCTGCACCGCACCATTGGTGCCGTCCGATAGCGTGAGTTGGTTGCCTTCAGTGATCGTACCATCGGCCAAGCACGTTGCCTGCCCCTTGGTTTGCACCCAGGCAAAATAGCCAGAGGTAATCCCTACCATCGTCACGCCCGTTGGAAAAAGGTCAACAAGCGTGCCCTGGGTTGCATCAGTGATATGGCAGTTATTGTAGCGACTCGCACTAATGCCCCAATCAGTAGCACCCGTAGCAAGTGCCGTTACAATCGGATCGTAGAGCGTGAACTCGACCGCATCGCTGCTGGCCGCGCCATTGCTCTTGATCCGGTACGTNAANCCTTCGCCATCGCCATCGGTGGTATGCAAGTACGAACCTGCATAATCATTAGCCGATACGCCCTGGAAGTCAGCTGGAGGACCGGCACTGCCCGAGGCCGTCAGCGTGACGGCCGTCGAACCAGCGCTGCCGCCGGAAATGACGCCGTCCGAAATCTCGTCGGCGGCACCCGTCGANTGATCAGCGCCGACCATCTTNCCTACCGTCACCGCAGCATCAAAGTTGCAATAACGGAAGATGCGCCCATCCATCAGTTCCAGCTTCTCGCCCAACTCGTACTTAGCTGTCGACGATTCACTGTAAAGGCCAACATTGCCAGCGCCGCCAATGCGGCCGATGCCAAAATTGGCATTGTCATTACGTGCCATTGTTCATTCTCCTTCGCCCGTTTCTAGGCTATGAAGCCGCATTGGCTTGCGGCTCGGATGTTTAGTCGTTGACGTTGTATACAACGCCTAGACGACGACGGTTGTTGGTGGTGATTTGCAGGCCGATCAGAATGAATCCGACTTTCGCCATCTGGTTGGCCGGCTCTTTAAATGGAGACTTCGCGAAGTTCATGCCCGACTGCATATGCATCTTGAGGTACTTGGTATTTAAGAAGTAGATGCGGTCAGACGCGCAATCGCGGTCGTACTGCACCGGGACGCCTCTGAAAGACGGCAGCCGGCCGTCGACACCAGGCTTATCTTTGGCGGTCAGGCGCTGATAGCCCGTCCCTTCAAAGATCTCCTCGTAGTCGGCGTAGATGGCGTTGGACGTGAAGATGTTGGTCGGCTGCTCATTGCCTTCCGACACCTCATTCCAAAGCGTCGACATCCGAATCATGCCCTCGTAAAAGTTGGTATTGACAATCGTCTTAAACGACGTGTCGGCCGTGGCATTCTCGGCTTTGTTCTTCCACCAGCTGTTGCTGCTGATGGTGATGCCGCCCAGGGTCGTCGGCGTGGTGGCCGGCGCATCGGCGATGATGTCCTGGAAGCCCAGCGGTGCTTTGCCGGTCTGCGCGGAGTAGAGCGATGC